GCTCAACCTAATGCCGTTGGTAATTCTAGTATTATCAACCAAAATATGAATGTTAATAATGGAATGACAGGTAAGCTACAGTTTGGAAACTTAGTTTGTAGTCAACCAACTATGGCAATAACACCTTTCTATACAGGAAATGATGCCCAGGGGGAAGATACTTATAGTATTAACGAAGGATGGGGAGCGCAGATAAGTTGGATGATACCACTTGGATCTAATAACGAAACGTGTTCTGAGTTAGCAAAAGTAAAGCTAAAGTTAGCCATAGAAGAACTAGACAAACAAGTGCATGATAAGCAATTAGTGAGAGTTTTAAAGTGTTCACAACTCCACGCAGCTGGCTATATGATAAATCCTGTTTCTAAATACGCATACATCTGTAACGATGTCATTAATATACGAAGTTATGTTAAAGCTAATTCCGAAAAATTTAAGTAGCTAGTTTAGACGCCACACGTACAGGTATGTGAACTCTAGCTACCTTTATTATTATCCATCTTTTCTTTAACATTTGCGACTTCTTTTTTAAGAACTTTCTTAAATATTTTTGTCATAAGTTTCTTTAGTTGATTAACAACGCTTTGCAGAATTATTGATCCTGTAACGGCTGCTGTGGCACTTACACCAGATGCTATGACACTTGATGCAATTACTTCTGGAGCAGGAATAGGAAATTCTCCAAATAAAGGTATATTAAATGTAGCTACAGTTTCAGATGGTAAAGTTTCTTTGGTTTCTAGCAAGTTGTTCGGTACTTGCGGTTGTCCTCCTGGTATTACTTCCTCCGTTGAAGATGATTTTTCTTCTTCAGCAGAAGATCCCTGATCTTCCCCAAGTCCCGACTGTACCTGTTCCAGAGAAGGTAGAAGGATTGGATCTAAATAAGGGATCTCTGCCACAGGTGGATAGAAAATTGTTCTAGGTGGAACGAGGATAAAATCTGTATCTGGTAAATCAGGCAGATTTATTTCCATCTATTTTTTCTTTTTCTTTTTCTTTTTCGCTAAGAGTTTAAAATCTTTGCGTGTTATTTTACCATCCCTGTTGGCATCTATTTTTCTTTGATTACCTTTAAGAGGCATAACTATGTACCTCTTTCTACAGTAACTGCGTCTATTTCTGGAGCAGGATCTACAGAAGCTGGTGCAACTTCTGGTGCAGGGCAAGTTTCAGCTGCTACATTTGCAGCTATTTCTGCTTCTCCTGCTTGTCTGTCAGCGATAACAGCAGTAATTTTGTCAAATTCTTGCTTTAATTTATCTTGCTCTATTTGTTGAGCATTAAACTTTTCAGCAATTTCTTTTTGCTTTTCAAGTAATTCTTGTGTTGTTGGTCTAGCCATAATAATTAAGTGGTAGGTTTGCCTGTTGTAAGTTTAGCAGCCTTATCAACTATTGACAAAAACTAAGCAGCTTCTAATGCTGCAACCTTAGTTGTTAACTCTTTAACAGCTTCTACTAACACACCTATCAATCCATTATATTGAACTGTTTTGTAGTCTGAGCCTGTTTCTGTACTTACTAACTCTGGAAATACTTTTTCAACATCTTGAGCAATAATACCAGCAGAAGCTATTGTTATATCTTTTGCTTCACCAACTTTCATGTCAAATGTATATCCATTTAGTTCTTTTAATTTATCAAGTGTATTAGTAAAACGAACTAAATTTGATTTAAGAGTAAGATCAGAAGCTGTACTAAAACTTGAAGCATATATAGTGTTTTGAAAAGATACTGTTAGGTCGGAGTTTATTTGCTGTGCAAGAGTACCTCCGTTTACACTAAATCTTAATTGATCGTGTAAATGACGATAAATTATTGTTCCTCGATATGTCGCATTACCTGATGTACCATCTGCAAAATGAATACCACAGTTACTTGATGTGTTAGTAGTATGCAAAGTCATACCCATTGCACCATCACCTGTTACAACAAATTCATTAGCACTTGAGTTTGCGGTAGTTAAAGGACTACTTGTATTTTCAATTCTAACTCCAGTACCTGTGGTAATAAACTTTTTCTCGTTGTTATGGTATATCTCCACTGCTCCGTCACCATAACATCTAACATGAGGTTCATTATCTTTACTTCTAAGTTCAATTACTTTTTCGTTAACTGAACCTCCTGTAATGTATATATTTCTAGTTGCTCCACCAGATGCTTCACCATCTATGTGAAAGTCTGTGCCGTTATGAAATATCTCACCGTCATTTCCAGTTCCAAATCTAGCTTTTACACCATCGTTAAAATCAACACCTGTTGCTCCACCTACAGAACTAATACCAGTTAAATTAGATCCGTCAATCGCTGGTAATGCACCAGTTAACTTTGATGCTGTAAGAGTTGATATGCGAGCATCTGCAACAGTTCCTGTAAGTTGACCCGCTGGTAAGCTAGTTAGATTTGCTCCACTACCATAAAAATAATCAGCGTGAATATTGCTCCACTTTTTAGAAGAACTACCAAGATCATGTGCTTGAGTAGTTGCTGGTATTACGTCACCTGTTAAAGTTAAACCTGTTTGTGTTGTTAACAGCCTTTGTACCATACTGGTACTTTGACCATAGTTTGCTGTTACATAATTTAGTGCTACAAAACCATGTTGACTTGCACCAGAAGCAGAACATTGGAAGCTTGCTACTTCATGGTTAGCCGTATCAGAAGTACCAATAACTACTCTTTTTCCTACAGTACTAAGCCAAATATCTGCACCAGTAGTCATATTAAGATGTGCAGAATATTGTATAATGTGTCCGTTATTATGATTTGTAGCTTGTAATTTAGTTTGTAATGTTAAGAATCCAATTTCAAGTTTTACGTTTCTTCCTAACTTAAATTTATTTAAACTTTTATCATATATAGTCCTATCGTCATCAGTTACAGAACCGCTACTGTCAGTATCAGTTCCTTCAATAATAAGATCGCCAGCAGACCTGTTACTAGCATCAGCACCAACGTGTTCAGTAAGGGTTGTAAACTGTGAAATATTTTCAAACGTAGGATCTGCTCCATTGTTGGCTCTTAAGAATTTACCATCATTAGATGATGTACCATGCAATAACTTAGCTAATGTAATAGCTTCGTCTTTTATTCCAGGTGTAGATACTTTAGTTAATGCCATAGTTTACGCACCCTCCAATGCTGCTACTTTGGTTTCTAATGTTTCTATTCTAACTTGCGCTTCCTGTAATGCTTTAATAGCTTTCATGTAAAGTATCGAATACTTTAAATATTTTGTTTGACCAGTAACTTTACCTTCACCAGTATCTTTATCTGTTTCAAGATCATTATTAGTTTTAACTAAACCAGCCGATACAATTTCTGCTTCTTGTGCAACAAGACCAAGCATCTTTACTTTATTAGGATCATCTTTAAAATTAAAGTTTCTTACTTTCAATGCTTTTATATCATCCCATTGAGATTTAGCATCTACAATATTTTCTTTTAATTTAATATCAGATAATGAACCATAACTGTTATTAGTATTATCTATATCTCCATCTCTTTCTATTCTTAATTTTAAATTACTGCCATCATAACATCTCATGTGATATGAAGCACCACCAGAACTGGTTTCAGTTATCTTACTATGAAATGTAGTTCCAATAGTATATGCACCAACTTGTTTTTGTAAGTGACCACGATAAACATACGTTTCTGAATAGCTACCATAAACATCTGCATAAATTCCACCAGTATCTTTATCATTCTGTTGTTTACCTTTAACATAGATTCCATATTGCTGTGCGTTATTACTACTAGCTGTAGCATCAACTCTTATACAGGAATTAATATCGGTAGACCCTCCTCCCATACTTGTACCCCTAATAAGCAAACCAGTTTCTCCACCATCTGGTAAGGCTTTAATAGTTACTGCACTAGGAATAGTCGAACCACCAAAAATTGCATTACTGAAATATGATGGTTGGTTATTGTTAGCTCTTCCAAGATTACCAACAAAATATGCAGTACCAGTAGTTCCTGCAATTCGCATTGAAGGTTGGGAGTTTTGACTGTCGTTCTTTGTCTCAAAATCTAAATAAGCATTATCAGTACTACTTTCTCTTCTACATATAATTTGACCCATAACAGTGCCACTAGAGTTTAGAAAACGTAACTCTGTGTAGATATTGTCATTACCACTTGCAGCAGAAAGACGCTTGAAAGTAAATGTAGGATCAACTCCGTTAACGTGTACAAACTCTAATCCTTCTTCAGCAGTTAAACTGTCGCTTGTTCCTGTGCAAGTTATAAGTCTATTGTTTGCCTGGCTAGCTACAGATACTCCCGATAACCCTGTAAGGTTAGATCCATCTATAGCTGGCAATGTTCCAGTAATATTTGCAGCAGGAATATTAGTTAAATTAGCTGCGCTAGCAGCTGGTAAGGTTGCAGGAAATCTAGCATCAGGAACAGTACCAGAAGTTAAATTAGATGCACTTAACGAAGTTAAATCAACAGTACCCCAAGACGTAGTTCCGTTTCCATCAGTTTTCAAAAACTGTCCATTACTACCACCGCTTATAGGAAAAGTAAAATCATAACTTGATTGTCCTGTTTGATCTGCTGGTGCTTTAAGTTTTACATACTGTGTGTTCCTACCAAGTTGCAATCCAGAGCCATCTAAAATAGATGTATATGTTCCAGCTTGCGTAGAACCACATCTTAAAGTTATATTTGCTTGTGCTGCTGGTTGAATAACAGGATCATTATTACTAGAATCTCTACCTAAATAAAGATCGTGAACTCTTAATTGATCGCTAATAAGACCTACTTCAGTAGTAAAGCTAGTATTTCCATTTTGATCGCTAATTAAAAAACCTTCTCCTGCTGGCAATGCACTTGGAAGTGTAAGAGTATAGTTTTGATTTGCACTATGCGGTGGGGATTTTATTTTTACACCATGACTATTCTGACTACAGTTAAGTTGTAAATATCCGTCAGAAGTACCATCACCTTTTACTTCTAGTCCAGGAGCAGAAGATGTAGATACAAGATTTAATTTAGTTCTTGTTACCGCACCGCTTCCTAGTTTAGCTTCAATAACTGATCCGTTTTGAAGGATAGCACTTGTTACTGTGTTGTTGCTTGGAGTACCAATATTTACTGTAGATCCTATTACAACTGCAAAATATTCTGATCCACTAGCAGGAGCCGCAGCCAGCTTGACTGTACTGCCGTCTAAAGCAAATCCTTCTGAAGGAGTAGATGTACCGCTATTAGGCTTTTGTATGACACCATTAATACTTAAAAGTATCTGTTGTGCATTTGTAGGTGCATTTGTAATTGTAAAATTTTGAGTGCTGTTATCAAATGCAGGGCTAAGTGTAGATATAAAAAAGTTACCAATACTTTGTGCTTCCTCCCAAGCACTATTAGTTCCGTTATAAACTAATAACTTACCTGTACTTGTATTGAAAAATAAGTCTCCTGAATCATTGTTAGTATCAGGGTTTGTAGAGCCTATTCTATATCTTTCATTAAAATCATTTATATCTCCACTAAGGCTAACAAGGTCACTTTCTGAAAGCGTAGCTTTATGGTAGTTATAAATTTGTCCGCTACCTGTAGAAGTAACAATAAACCTTATGCCAGAAGCTATTGTTGAGCTATGGAAATTAGAAGGTATATTGTTTATCGTGACAGTAGTTCCGTTTAATGTTCTAGCTGTCGTACTTACTCCACTACCATTAACGACTATTCCTGCTGCGTCAGCAATACTTATAGATACGCCATTGGGTGCTTGTGTATTAGGAAATGATAATTCATTAGCTATAGATTCAAAACCACCAATATCATCTAACTGACTACTTACATAATCTACAACAGCACCAGAGGTAGGAAACTTTGTATCATCATCAGTTATAGTAGTCTGTTTTGCCATACCATCTAACTGGTTTAAATCGGCAATATCAGACGTAAGGGCTGTGCTGTCAGCTAATTTAGAAGCTGTACCTGATTGCATCCCTGCCAAAGTTACTAACTCTGCGTTTGCTAATTTATTATTGGTAACTGAGCTATTTACTATTTCACTGCTACCAACTGAGTTTGCTGCAAGATGACTAGCGTCTAAAGGGCTACCAGCTATAAGTGTTTTTATTTCTGATACTGTTTGATCGTCTTTTGCGTTTGCTTCAATAGCATTTAACTTTGCAAGCAAAGCGTCAGTAAAAGCATTTGTATTACTTTCCGCTTCATATAAAGTTTTTATTTCTGCTCCTGTTTGATCGTCTTTAGCTGACGTTTCAATCGTATCTAATTTCGTACCATCAGCAGATACATCTCTTCCATCAACAGTTCCAGTTGTAGCAATATTTTGGCTGCCAAAATCAGGAGATATTTTAGTACCAGCTATAGCTGCGCTTGCGTTTACGTCAGCATTAACAATAGTTCCGTCTGCAATTTGTGTTGACGTAATACTGCCACTTCTTTCTAAGTACGCTTTAGTTACTGCATCCTGGGCATTTACTGGATCTAAGACATTAGTTAATCTTTGGTTACTAAGTGTAGGTAAACCTGTAGTTGGATCTATAGATACACCTTGCTTAAGTGCGTCATCTAACTCCTGGTCTATAAATAAACTTTGTTTCTCTGCTGTATCTAAATCAGCTGCTGTAAGTGTCGAACCATCTTCAAAATTAACTAATGGTGTAGATAATGATGATATTCTTTTTATTTCTACTCTGGTATTATCTGCCGATAAGCCTGTGTTAAGACTTATCTTTTTTGGTGTTGTATTAGTTATTACTTGAAATTCGTTACTTCCTGTTCCTTGATTTATTTCTACAAAGTTAACAAATACTTTTATATGTTCTTCTTTGATGTAGTCAAAGGTAAAAGTAAACTCTTGATCTCCAGCTGAGTTGCTAGTTATTATGCGTTGTGCGAAAGCCATTAGTTAAGTTGAGCTAGGAACTGGTTAGAATCATTGCGACTTTGTTTGTCGTTCATACTATTTAGTCTATCTCTTGTGTATTGTTTATCAATGATCTTTTGATCTCTTTCTTCTATAAGGCTGTTTATATCTGGCCTTTCTTCTAAAAATTTAATTTTTGCTTTTTCTTTAAACTCAGCAACGACATTTTTAATCATCGTCATTCTGGGGTTTTCAACATCGCTGCTAACATCATACGGCAGAGAGGCATAAACTGAATCTATTGTGACTAATGCTGTAAGTTCTTCCCATAAAGTATTACCAGCTTCGTTTTTAATTTCTTTTGTACCTATAGTTATCAGTCTATTTAATTCTTCCCTGTTAAGAACTTTGCCTGGCAAATTAAAAATATTATCATTCCAGGGCTTGTAGTTAGAGCCTTTACCATATAGTTTGCTTAGTTCTACATCGACAGGATGTGTAGATTTTGTACGACTAGGAAATGCAGAAGTAGGTGTAAGCATCTTGTAAAAGAACTTTAGCCAAGGCATATCTTCTGGTATTGCACCTGTACCAGCGTAATCTCTGTCGTCTATAGGATCTCCTGAGTAGTTATGTAATACAGGTGGCAGCCCTTCTCTTCCTCCAGGAATTTGTAATTGTATTCTTTGTGCGGTATTTGATACAACATTAAATGGAAAAGGTAGTTCACTAGCTACAATATCTCTTCTTGCTTCTCCTATATTAATTTTTCTAATAGCAGCTGGTACTAGCAATGATGATAGTTTTCTTTCTATGTATCTACTAAATGCACCAGTTTTACCTTTCTTCATTCTTCTTGCAGCATCTTCATCAAATCCAGCTACAACGTCAAAGAGTTCAGTAATACTTGATAGTATCTGTTTGCTAAATTGACCCATACCTAATGCTCTTGCAACGTGTGCAATCTTCATTGCAACTATAGAGCTTTCTACTTCTTTTTCTTCTTCTGTAAGGCTGTTGCCAACTTCTACATATTCACCTATTGCACCAAAAATATTGCTTAATGTATCAAAGGTTTGTAGTGAGTACCAGGGTGTCCATTCTTCGCTATCACTAAATGGATTCTTAAATCTTATACTCATAGGTTCTCTACCTCTTTCTACACTTTCTGGTCCAACTTCTCTGTTCCTATAGTTAGTAGACCTAAAGCCAGTAAACTCAACCAATCCTGTAGATAGCAATGCTATACCACCAGCTAGTGTTGTAGTGCCTAATGCCATTTCTCCTATAGCTCTATCTCTTGTAAATAAATCCTCTGAAGTTATATCTCTCCAAAATGTATCTACAAATGGCGCAGTAATAGGAAATGCTCTTGCACTTGCTTTAATAATATTTATTGGTCCTCTAGGTAGTGGATATATAAGACCAAATGCAGGATAGTTTTCTACTACGTTTCCTAATGCTTTTGGTACAAGTCCTACAGCTTGCGATGCTTTTGCCATGCCACCAGCTACACCACCCTGGTTAAATATATTGCTACCTTCATTTACATATTTATTTGCAAAGTTATGTACATCTAATGGATCTGTAATACCACTTTCTCTAGCTTTTCTTACGCCATAGTCGTATGTTCTTGGTGCTGGTACAACATCTAGTGAGTCAGTAAAGTTAACCCAATCCATAATATATCTAGCATTTTGTCCAGTTAATGCACCATTTTCTATTTTCTTACCATTAGCAAGTGTTACATCTACCATCTCTGCCTTAACTAACTCAACAGCCCTATCACTTGCATAATTAAATGCTTCATCAGATCCAGGGCGCATACCTAATACTGTCTCTGCATGATATAACTCCTGGTCTAAGAATCTGACATATTCCATACTTGGTCCAACTAATGAACTCATAAATGTATCTACACCACCAGCTAAACGACCTGTAGCTTTAGGTACAGCACTTAAAACTCTTAATGCAGCATTAGCAAAAAAGTTTTTATTGTTTGGATCTGCGTGCCATATATCACTTTTCTTGCTTACCTGTACTTCATCGCTTCCCAGGCTAAGTTGGTCAGTAGGATTAAATCTGCTATTAGTTCTTAACTGCATCTGATCTACACCTAAGTTACCAAAAGTTTCGTTTTCCATTAATGTTGCGCCCATTAAACGGAAAGCGTTACCTAAGTTTTGGTAATACTGTCCATATATCATTGCTCCTAATCTTGCTCTTCTAAAACTCTTATATGCCTCTGCTTTATTTCCTGTTATAGATTGACCTACGCCTCTGGTAAAGCCTCCCATAGTTTGTATGACAGGCAATGTAGCTGCTCTATATAAACCACCTATCATCATTTTCCATGTAGTTTCTCCTGACAGTAATATTGCTCCTCGATAGAAGTTAAGTAACCTTCTTTGTGTCAGTCCACCTTTAGGAGTTTGTTCTATTAAATCGGATATGTGCTTGTTGAATCCTCTATTTTTTTGCGAATAGTTAGAGATAGCTACCATGACATCTCCAAGTTCTATTGCTTCCTGCGTTAGCTCTCCGCTTTCTATAGCATCTAGTAACTTCGGATCTAACTTATCGTTTAACAAATCCTCTGATTTTGCAATAGCTTGCTCTAATAAAGTTCTTTTTGGTGCTTCTGGAGTTGCGCTAGGAGGTACGCTTGCGTCAGATCCTACTATTCTGTTAGCAGAATTATTGTCAAAGATAGCTATTTCGTCAGCTGGTGCATTAGGGCGACCAGTATCTCTAGGTTCGTACCTTATTCCTGCGTAACCTCTATCTGCTAAGTACGCTTTTATACCTTCTATTTGTGCAGGATTTAACTCTAATCCGTTCTTAGTTTTCTTTACCTTGCCTAATCCTAAGTCAGTTACTAGATCAGTTAACCTTTTATTCATTGCAGATAGGTCTAATATTTTTATGTCGTTAATTAAATCGCCATATATTTCTGCGTTATCGTAACCATCCATTACTTTTATACTGTTTTCGTCAGTAGTAAAGTAAACAGCTTGACCCATAGCACCTGTCTCCTGGGTAACGTCAAAGCCATCTTGTAATACTTTTGCACCAGCTTCGTTAGATGTACCTTTTCTAAGAGTTACTTCGCTAGGTAAATCAGATAAATCTACATCATCTGCCCTAAACATTAGCTTACCCATACTTAATCTTTGACCTGTCTTTCTCATTACACTCATATACGCAACATCTAGTTTTAGTTGCTCTCCTAGCATTGCTTTTAATCTTTGCAATTCAACACCTTTCTCCGACTCAGGAGCAGATAAGTATGCCTGGCTTTGTATTCCTGTCTTGTTTCTTACAATATCTGTTTGCAGTTGCAATGTAGCTATAGCAATTAAATCATCTGCTGATCTTGGATCTCCTTTTAATGCTCTTTCTACGCTTGATATTATTGCATCTGAATCTCCACCATCCATTCTTAACTTATCTACAGCTTGATTAAACAACATAGCTTTATCAAGATTTGCTATGCCTGTAGCTTCTGCTCTGTCAAATGTAAGGTTATATATTAAATCGTTAAATGCTTTGTAAGACGCAGCTAATTGTTCGCTAGGTGTCTCTACATATTGTGTTTTACCGCTGCGACTAATTAACCTTCTAGGTTCATCTGCTGCCTGATTTTTAAGAGCTTCTTCTATGCTCATATCTCCGTTATTTATTGCTTCTATATTTTTCTTTATTTCGTTAGCAAGTTTATCTGCATCTGGAGGATCAATAGCAAGTTGTGTGGCTGGTGCAATAAGGTCACTTGCTACAGCCTGTTCTGCTGTCTCTCCACGCATTGATCTTTCAAATACATCATCCCAAGTTTGATAGCCTCTACCTTTTAAGAAGTTACCTGTGCGTTCAATAATCTGTGCAATTTTCTTGAATGGTTCTGCCCAAGTTGCCTTTGGATAATCAGTATTACGCATATACCAATCACTAAATGCTATAGCTTCTACCTCCTGTCTACCTAATGTGCCATCAAGGATGCTGTCTCTAAACTCTGGCATAGTCTTAGCAGCTAACTCTCTTATCTCCTTTTCTCCTGCTATAAGAGCTTTTTGATCTGCTTTGCTTAATAATCGTTTTTGTATTCTATGGAATGATTCGTGGAAAGCAGTTCTTAGTAACTTACCAAAACCTCTATATCCACCTTTACTAAACATAGAAATCATTATTAAATCATCTGCTGGATTTGTACCAGCAATAAATTCTCCAGCTGCGCTATATGTATCGCCTTCTGTTAAGCCGTAGTCAGCTGCCTGTTTAGCAGTAAGCGTGCCTTCTAGCTCTGCTACAAACTGTACGTTTACATCCTTGCCAGCCATTCTTTGTATTTCTTCTAATAGCTCAAACTTCTCTCTATAGTTCAGCATATTCATGCCTGTATAGTCATTACCTAGTGTTCCGTAGGATCTCTTATGTATTGGGTTTATTCCGTTAAGTGGATCTAAACTTAGCTGTCCTGACTTGTAACCTAGTGACTTGTAACCAGCTTGAGCTACATACTCTACGCCTTCTCTGTAGTTAGCTTTAAAATCATCATACAAACTATCAGCTATGCGAATAATATCCTGCTCTGTAAAGCCATTATCATCCATTAAAAATTTAATGTAGTCTGGATTATTTTTACTACCACCTTCAAACTCTACGATTGTTCTTCTGTTAGGTCGTTTAGTAACTATATAAACAGCTTTATCAATGTCATTATCAAAAGATACACGCATCTGACGATACCTGGACTTAGCTCCTTTCAGTCTTTTAGGTAGTTCTGGCTCTCTAACAATGTTTGATGTGCCTGTAGCTACTGTCTCTGTTGTTTGTTTAACATTAAATGTATCTGGCTTTTTATTTATTTCTGTAGGGTTGTTAGTTACTCCTGCTCTACGTTTTTGTTCTTCAATAATAAAATTGTATTCTAAGTTTTCTACCATACGCCTTGAATTATTTTGCGCAGTAAGAGCTTTGCCGTATATGTCCTCTAATTCTTTTTGTGCTTGAGCTAGTTTTTCATCTCCTATCTCTTCTCCATTTTTATATATGCTTTCTAAAAATTCTGTTGAATGTAGCTCTATATCTTTTTTTACATACTCTCTGTACGTTTTTATATAGTAATCTTGCTCAACAGCTTGATTTGGAAAATCTGGCTTAATACCAGTTCCTTTTATTGCTTTGTTTTTAATATTTGATATTTGCCGTTTTGTTAACGGATAGCCTTGCGCTTCTAGTTCTGCTTTTCTTGTTGCTAAATATTGATCCGATTCGTCAAACACAGAACCAACTCTATATATTTCCAAATTATCCATACGTTCTTTTTCGCTTGTTCTTGCAAATTCTTCATCTCGCTGCAAAGCTTCCTGCCTACGATCTAAGTCGCCCTGGTCTCGATCTGTTCCGTAAATATTATCTAATTCTTTTTCTGATAATTTCTCTCTTCCTCTTTGTACGTTTTGTTTTTTAGTTGTTGCAAGTGTTGCTTCCTCTTTTAGTACTGATTTTATTTTTTGTATGTTTGCTTGTACGACAGTAGCAGCTTTTTTATTTCCTTTAACTTGCGCAATTAATTCATTAACTAAATCACTTAACTTACCTTCTGTTCCAACAAGTCTGTTAAATACAATTTCTCCCTGGAGCGATTCATCTCTTGCAGCTTTACTTGCATCAACATCAATAACATTTCCTGCGTCAGTTAATGTTCCTGCTTTCTTTGTATTTGCAGCAACTCCTAATGCGTTTATTTCTGACCTTAACTGCTGCCTAATTGCAATGCGTACATTAAGTTGCTTCTCAAAGTTAGATGTAATAAGTGTGTCATAGCCAAGAAGAGGTAAAGCGTTAGGATCTTTTACTTCAAATACACTTGACTGTCTTGCTATTAATCCAGCTTCTGCTGTCTTAGCTGCACTCCAACCCTTCTTCTTTGCAGCTTTTGCCAGGTCAAACATTACTTGATCTGGTGCATTGCTACTTCCTATTGCTACACCCATATCTTCTGTAAGTTTTCCTGTAGCAACCTGGTCAAATAGTCCTGCTGGTAGCTTCGACAAAGGTATAGCTTTCTTCATAACTACACCGCTAGGGCTGATACCTTGCTGCACCATTTCCTCTACGCCCATCTTTGTCTCTCTAATTATCTTTGCTGCATCGACACCTGTGCCATTACCTTCTGCAATATTTTGCATAGCACCTTTTACTCTTGCAGTTGCTGCATCTGGAGCATCAAGATACCTTACATTTACAGTTGGTATTTGATGTCGTTTTGCTGCTGCTAACCTGTTATGCCCATTAACAACATAAGTTTTGCCGTCAGCTGGATCTCTCCATACACTTACAACACCAGCCAGATCAGTATTATATTTTGTTATTGCGCCTAAAGATCCGCTTTGTCCAGTTTTTGTTTGCCCTGCTTGTTTAAATTGAAACCTTTGTGGATTTACAGCAATTTCATTTACTCCAATAGTTGCAAGTTCTGAGCTAGGTACAGGTTGCAAATCTAAACTTTTTGTTTCATCTATACCGCCTGTCGACTCAGCTATAAACTTTGACCTTGATGCTGTTACTTCTAAATTTTTTCTAGCTTGCTCTAATTCATTTAATGAATCGTTAAATTCTATTTCGCTTTGATCTATGCCATCTGTATTAAGTTGCTGTCCACTAGTACCTGGAAAATCTTTTGCTTTTTGTATTTTATCTTGCTCCTGGATAATCTCTACAGCTTGTTCTGATGCTGACTTTTTCTCTCTACCTGTAAGTTTTACAATTCCTACTTCTGCTGTCTCTTGATCTGTAAGTTCTTTTAAAGGATTTTTTATGCCTCTCGCTGCATTTCCTTTCTTAGCAACCTTTGCACCCTTAGTAAAATAATCTGCAATAGCGTCAAGCATTATTAAGGTTTCTCTTTTACCGCCTCCTAGTTGCTCTAGTGAACCTCCTAATAATGGACCAGCTATAAGTGTACCTACTACTCCATTCTTTAATCTTGCTTCTGCTAACGTATCATCTTCTGTGACTGCAAACTCGTTTAATAAATTTTTTAATTTTCCATCAGGCACACCACTAGCAAGCAAGTTAACCATATTGCCATCCCAAGGATCTTCTAACGCAAAGTCATTTATTGCTCCAGGAAGCCAACCTTCTTGCGCACCTCGTATAAATCTACCTTGTGTTCTATCAAAAAAACCTTTTACTCCAGGTGCTTTGCTTGCAAGTTTAGTTTTCATTCTTCCTTTAAATAAAGGTATTTGCGGAACTTTGACACCTTTAGCTTTTAATCCTTTAGCAACTAATGCAAATTGACCTATCGAAGCCAGCAACCCACCAATCATGTGTTCTGCATTGTTCTGTGCAACATTGTCAAATGGTTTACCTAAAAAGGGTATGTCTGCATCTGGGCTATCAAAGGAAGTAGGTTGCATATCAAATGCTTTACCTATTACTCCTGGCTGATCCGAAGGGAATAATTCTTCTCTTCTTTCGTTGAATATTTTATTAAATTCTCTAGGAGATAAATCTGTACCATATTCATTTCGTATATCATCTATAGTTCTTGAACTTTTAAAAGTTTCTGTTGGGCCTGTTGGATCGTATGTAGCTATTTCATCGTAAACAGAATCATATAAATTTTGTACAAAGTCTCTACCAGCTTGTCCAAATGTTCTGCCAATACTTGCACCTAAATCAAAATCTCCACCCTCCTGGAAACCTTTCTTTGGTTCTTTAGATATTGTTCCTTCTGGAGCAACGTAACGAGTTTTAGTTTCTCCGTTTTCGTCTTTATATTCTTCAAAAGGCATGATTAGTTAGATAGTAAATTTAGAGCTTCTTGGGCAGCTGGTAAGTACTTTTTATAAGCACCTGTTCTGTAAACTGTCCATGCACGGAAGCCTTGCATATCATAGATATACTTAGCTGCCTGACCATTAACTATTGGATCGAACAGCTGCTCATTTGAGTCTAACGCAAGTTGGCCTCTGCGCTCCTCTCCCATCATAAATCCAGGTCGATCTAACATATTTATCTGCCATAATCCGTAGCTGTTATCATCTCCTTCTGTGTTATGTGCGTGTGGTCTACCACTAGATTCTGCCATTCCTATAGCTGCCATAATTACTGCTTCATCCTCTGTAAAATCAGAAGTAAGTGCAATCTTTAACATACTAGGAATTGTTTGTGTGCCTTCGGGAGGAATGTAGTTATATGGATTATTGTTAACTTCTCCTGCCATGACAGATCCACCAAGCAATAGCTCGACAGGTAGCATTGCAATTTTTTGTATAAAGCTAGGAGGCTTTGGTGTGTTGGTATTTATTTTTGAGTATTTTTTATTAAATACATCTACTCCTCCATTCTGTATTTGCATATCTGAAAAACTTATGCCGTGCTTTTGTAATTGGTTATTAAAGAATTGATATGGAGTTACACTATTGTATTTCTTTAACGCTCTAAGCATTTTTCTAACATCTTTATCTACTCCCTCTACGCCATCAGTATTCCAACTGTCTAACAACTTCATTAAATCTTCTTTTGGTAACATAGGTATTTCGCTTTTATACATAGTCACTAATTGCGTCGCTTCTTTTTTATCAATTTTCCCTTTTTGTTCTACACCAATCATTCTATTTTTGAAATCATCTATTGAGTCAAATGCCTTTGGTATTTCTCCGTCTAAGTTTTTAGTTTGATACTTACTAACTAAACCAAAATCAGTATCTTGGAAGTATTTAGTAAGTTCTGTATTAATAACTTGTGTACTTTTATTATTCTTTAATCCTTCTTCTATTATTTTATTTGCACCATCTGTCATTTTTTGCTCTGCATTACTAAGTTCTAGTTGTTCTTCTAAAATAAATTCTGATTCTCCAGGAGAGTCAGAAGAATAGAAATAACCTTTACCTTTAGAACTAGCAAACTTATCTAAGTTTGTTTTAATAATGTCTGCTGCAAATTCTTGGTTTGGTTTTGCTATTTCACTAACAATAGTATTGGTTCTGTTAATAAGGTTCATACCAACATTCACATCTATTGCACCTGATTCCATAAGTTTGTTTACCTTATCCCTAAATGCAACTGCTTTCTGTGGATTAAGAAATACCTGTGTATATTCTTTACCTAATTGTGTCGATAGTAATTTTCTTTCTGGTCCAAACAGTAATCCATCACTTGTAACTATCTTTTTGTTTGCATAGGTTAATACATCTTCTTGAAATCTAATAGGTACGCCAGATATAATTTCGTTTTTTCTTTCTTCAAATGTTTGTTTTATTTTAGTTAGTTCTGTTTGTACTTTGTCAGAAGCAAATCCACCATCTATCTTCCCTGCCATTTCATCTATTTTTTTCAACTCAGGTAATATTTCTTCTGTAAACATCTTATCTATAGCATTGTTACCCACCTGTACTTTTGTTGTTTTTTGTTGATTCCTGGCGTTAGCAAGTTCTGTATTGTATTTGTATTTAGTATTAGCTTCCCAACCAGGTTCAAAACTTTTATGCCAAAGTAATTTTGGGTTTATTATTTCTTGTTCAAATGTAGGAGAATTTTTATCAGTATCCTTTATTAACCTATCTTCTTTCTTACCTGTCATTATTTTTAACCAGGGTTCAAATGCTTCATCTGCCTCCAGGAATACACCTGTTTCTTGTCCTCTAATAAATAACGCTTGTTTCCATTGTGTAATTAATTTTTCTATAAACTTATCTCTTTCTTCTTTTGTTCTATATATTTGCATAAAGCGAGAATCATCTAGTATTCCGTTAAGACCTTTTACTACATCATCTATATTATTTTTATCAAGATGTATTGCTGCATAGCCATCTACTTGCACTAACGATTCCTTTTCATATACATCTTTGTTGTATTGAATAACCGCTTTTTCCTGCCTGTTTGTATCATTTGCGTAGGCAGATAAAACAGTAGCAGATACTTCTTTACCTTCTTTATCTGTAAGAGGTATCACTCCACCGCTTCCATCTCCATACACCGCATCTTGCCTCCATTCAAGATAAACAGGGTCATCAGGTCTTAATGAGCTTAATGGTACTTCGATGCCGTTTTTTATTACCATTGCACCACCAGCTTTACTAGATAAAGTTGCAGCGTTTGCTTGTATATTTACTATTCTGTTTTGCGACTGTAAGTGCGGTACTAATATGTTATTTCTTGAATCTATGTAATTAAGATTCTTTTCTGCTGCTTTCTTTTCATCAATAGTTGCATTAGTATCTTCTACTATTTTTTGTAAATCAGCCCTAGTATCTTGCAGTATTTCTACAGCGGATTTCTTGCTACCAAAATTTTGTAGCGCAAGGCTTTTACTGTAATCCTTCGCTTTTGTATCTATTTGCTTTTCTCTTTTAGCGTACAAAGTACCAAAGTTTTGCAGTTGTGTGCTGAATTGACCAAGTGAGTTAGCTAGGTTTTGCAAATCTTTGCTGTTATCAGTCATCACACTCATGTCAGCAAATCTTCCAAGCTGTACTTGAGGTGCGTTCATCCTCTCTACTTGCTGGTAGGTATCGACAATAGGAGCAGATACTTTTAGTCCTGGAGGAGTAAGACCCTTAGTAGCAATGGTTGCGTCAACACCATACTGACTTAGTAATCTTCTTGATGTCTTACGGCTGCTATCGCCTGATGATTTGCCTAGAGAAATTGCCATTAGCCGTTTTTCATAATTTGATAGTTAACACCAGCATTTACACCACTCATAATGCCAGCACCTATAGAGAATGGACTTAGACTTACATTAGGTCTAGGTACAGGTTTCATAGGATCGAGGATAGTTTTCTTAAGATATGGAGATATACTTGCAATTCTGCTTGCACGCTCTGCAATAAATCCTCTTTTCTCCGACTGTACTCCACCTGTAGCAAAAGCCAAGTTTGTATCTGAATAGTAATCGTATTTACCTAACTCTCTGTTTACATCTGCTAGTAAATTAGCGACATTAGCTCCTGCTCTACCTGTCGCCAGTATCGAACCTTTTTGCCTCTTAGCTTCTAGCTGCGCTTCTCTTGTTTCTTGTGCTGATTTTTGTTGCAACTGTCTTATCTTCTGGTTTGCATCATTCATCTTATTTGCTTCTGCTATCAATGCTAACTCTTGATTTTGAAACATCTGCTCGTTTCTTAATGCTTCCTGGTTTGCTTCATACTGCCTCTGATTAGATGCAGAGAGCATATTATATTCATACTGGAACTGGTCACTTAAATTAGCTGCATCTATCGCTGCATTTTGGGCAGCGTTAGCAGCAATAGCCTGACCTACGCTCATAATCCCTGTAACAATACCGACAGCAACTGGATTACACATAATTAAATCTTCACAAATTCATAGAATGGTAGACCTTCATAGCCAAAAACTTCGTGTTTTTTGATGATAGTAAACCCCATATATAACAACCATCTTAGATGAACTGTGTTTCGTGCATCAATATAGTTGTACAAAACAGGGTAAAGTTTTTGTAATTTTTTTAATTCTATCCTAGATTGCCTTAAAAACTCGTATTTGTCTCTAGTATCTTTAAGCATATTTTCGCAACCAAGCAACCATATAGAGGCAGAAGTATCAGATGTTTTACTTAATCCCCACATTGCTATGGGATAACCATGCCTACTAATCGTAGTCATACAAGGCTTGCTTGTAAAATATCCTTCAAATAATGATTGTATTGGGCTACTTCCTGCATTAGCAAAACACTCTTCTCGATCTTCTTTTCTCATGCGTGCAGCAATGTAAGCTACATCATGTATAGTCGCTGGCCGACTAAATAGTTTTATAGCCTTCTCGCTCGTTCTTGATACCATCCTTCCCATTCTGCTGACTGTACCCTACAGGGTAACGGAGAATCACTAAAGAGTACAATTTTTGTTTCTATATTTTGTGCCATGACAGGAACTCTAAACTTACCTGTAGCTAGTGAAGGCGTACCTATTGGGAATTGACCACTACCTATCTTATATCCGTTAAAAGGATAAGTTAATTCATCTCTTTGCCCTGGTGTAATCTTCATAGAAAAGTTAGATGTTTCATCAAACACAATACTCCAAGTTCGTAATTGTAACCTTGGGTTTGCTAATACAGCTAAACCTCCTCCAGGAGGTGTTTCTTTTAAATATGGTGTAGAAAATTCATAAGTCATATTATATATTTCTCCTACAAAAAACTTTGCACTACTTAAATCTCCAGGAACAGTCATAGTTCCATTACCACTAGCTCCACCTGTAAGAGTTTCAGCTGTAGCTTTTATAACCTGTCCATGCGCAATAGTATTGTTAGAAGCAAACCTACCTACTACTGCCATTGTTCCTGTACCCGACATAGGATACGGCAATGTAATTACAGTCTGTACTCCTAATGCGCCTGAGTTTATAAGAGATGTAGAGCAAGCAGCCTCTGTAGTTTTTCTATCTAGCAATATCTCAAACTCTGTACCACTATCTACAGTCTCAGGTCTTAGCTGTGTCTTTTCTAGGTACACTCCATCTGAATATTCAACACAAGTATATAAGTCGCTATCTAAAACATTGCCACCTAATAATGTTTTGTTTGCAGCAACCTCCCAATACGACCAGGATGACTGTAGCTTCTGGTCATCATCAAAGAAAAACTTGTAAATATATACCCTGCGTGGCTGGTCTTTACTAATCATTGTTATTACTTCTTCTGATACAGAAGGAGACATGCTAATTAAATTGCCTGGTACAAATCTAGGTACTGAAGATGTTACTTCTTCTGATAAAGGTATTGGTCCACTAGCGTCAGGCAAGAAGTATTCTCTCAATCCACTAAAGTCTCCTTTCGGTATGCCAAAGTAAACAGTTCGACCAACACCTATAGGGTCAATGGCATCGACAATATCGAATGTAGTTATTGCAGTTATGGTTGCTGTCTTTGGCGTGAGCGATGTGCCTACAGTTGTTGAACCAGTATCCAATCTAAACTGTCCATGCAAACTAAACAGTAATAATGTATTCGCAAAAGCCAAGCTGCTGTTTAAAAAGTTAACTGATGTACCACCAGAACTAATATCTATAGGGTCAGAATCTAATAAGGTTTGTACTGTCTCTGGAAAAAACCTTTCAAACGAATCAGCAGCAGATAAGATAACATTTTCATCTGCTAGAAATACAAGTCTGTTTCTAAACAAGTTAATGTTTTTTATTTTACTACCTACAAAAGTAGGGTTCGGTGCAGTTGTAGTGTCTCCAGCTACACGGCCTGTATAGTTAAACTGCGCAAAAGTAAAAGTACCATTAGCATTTCTCACTAAGGTATGTGGCATTGTTGACTTATCTAGTAAGTGGTCAATGTTTGGTGCAACAGTTTCTCTCCATACACCTGGACCAAAACCACTACCAGCTGTAGCTTCAAACTTAACAAAGTAATCATCAAAAGCAGTAGTAGCAGAACCTTGTATCCTTACTGTAAAGTTATGCTCTGCAATGGTAGGCAAATCAGTAATGCTATCTACTGTTCCTTTTATCGCTGACGTTGCATCTGCTGTTTTTGTGTCGCTACTTTCTAGCGTGTAATCGCCACCATCATCTTTAGTAATCCTAATTATGTAGTCGGTGCTGGTTACAGTAAAACCAGATATAGTATTAAGCTGCGTAGCTAAGTCGTTTGCAATCGTTACAGTATCAGGAGCAGAGCCAGAAGAGTTACCAGTAGTTACACTTTTTTCTGTACCGTTTAATTTAACTCTGTATGTAGTAGAGAAGTCAGCAGATTTTATAAATACCATTGACTTTGTACCCCAGTTATATGACTTGTTTGTAGTGTCCATAGCAACTGTCTTTTCTCTGTTAACTATGAATGTAAAGTCAGCGATAGAAGCAACCCTAAATGTAGAGCTAGGTTCTCCTGTAATGTTTAAATAGCTAGTGCCGTTAGGTGTGGATACTGTCTGTGCATTTCCATCTAAATCAAATACTTTTATAGCGTTATCCTGTATAAAAATTAAATATCTAATTACACCATCTCTATCAACGATGTGTGTAAATGGCCTACCAGTACCAGCTGATCCTGCAAACAGCTTCTTTATGTGTTGCATAGGTGGCCTCTTCTTTAACCCTTCAACAGGGCTAGGCATACAGTTAATTACTTCTTCTGCCTGTGATGCCAGGCGTAACGCTGCTGGTTGCTGACTTACTCCATTAATAAGATTAGGAATAGAGCTACTGATTAGTGGCATAGTTAACGCTCAAGTGTGCGAGAAGGTATGTAAGTATTGACAGGGCTAGTTCTATTAAGATGCCCACGCAACATACTGTGTTCTGTCTTGCTTGTTTCTTCCTCCAAGAAAGCACTACGAGCCTCCACTTCCTGTGTCAGGTTTAACTTAGTTAATTCAGCAGAACCAATAATCGCTTCCTGTAATTGCCTTCCTGCTTTAATAGTTATATATTGCCTTGCGTGTTCGGGGAGTAAATCCCACTCAAGAATGGTTGTCATATCAACTATTAAATCTTCGTCAAATGTATATCTATTATTTCTTCTGTCGTATAACTTGTCTCCTCGTTGCACTACATCTATGTCTGGGTATTCCAAATTATCAACTACAACTCGACTTACATTACTCGATAACTCTATCTCGTTAGACGAGTTCCGTTCCAATTTTTTCTCCAGGTCTGTATTAAACGACCAACCTTCTGTCTGTATTGTTCTGCTTACATCATTCAATGCAACTTCCGCTTGCTTTGCTAGACCAAACTGGCCTTGCAAACTATTGACAGGTGCTTCTCCAAGCATTTGCAGAACTCTGTTTACTGCATCAAGAAAGCCAGTTCGTGCTGCCATTACTTCTTCTTCCTTTTCTTAGCGGTCTTTGCTGCACGCTTAAAGTTAGCATCAGTAGGTGCGCCTTTAGCTCCAGGCTTGCGCATCTTCTCTCCACTACCAGCTTTTATTCTCTTACGCTTTGCGTGTATGTTTGCGTAGAGTCCTTTCTTTTTTGCCATAGTTAACACTTCCATTTGCGAAGGGCTTTGTTGATCCTACTGTTAGGATCTCTAGCTGTTTTGCTAGATGTTCTTTTCTTTTTCATACCTTTCATCCTGGCGCAAAAAGATTTTTTCCTTTTGCCTCCTCCAGGTTGCGGTGCTTTGAGATTAGAACCTGTTTCTCTGTTGTACTTTTTCCTGCCAGCAGCTGTCAAGCCACCTGATCTGCTCTTATGCTTGCCCATCTTTAGGCGAACATTTTTCTTTTGAGCCATTACTTTTTCTTTTTCTTTTTCTTAGGAGGTCTACCTACCTTAGAGCCGTATGTTCCTTTTCCGTATGGCATAAGAATAAAGGGGGTTGTGTTACCCCCTTATATTAACGGCTTATGAGTTAGCTGCATAGAGTTCGATTGCGCAGTCTGGGCGTAGAACACCGCTACCGTGCATCATGCTACCAACCATAAATGTACCTTGATAGAGAGCGTGGATGTCTGCTCCTGTCTGCTCCATCTTGAGATCCATTAGCTTAACTGTACCTACAGCTTGCTTGTTAAATACAAGACCAATGTTGTCAGTATAGTTAGCGTGGTATGTATTGTTCTCTCCAGTTGCCGCTGACCTGTTTGTTTTAGGTAAGTGGTTAGATTTAACAATGTGGATTCCTGCTACCTTAAGGACTTCTCCTTCTGCGTATGCACCACGACCACCAAAGTCTCTGTTAATAACAGTTGTATTCTGTACTAACTTGTAGTAGTTAGTTGGGTCAATAGCGCAGTAACGATCCTCTTCTGGAAGGTTATTAATATCCATCTGTTCAGCAGCTGAGAATAAAGCAGTTGCTAAGTCTGTACCTGTAACAGCAGCAACCGCAGCAGCTGTGTTGGCTGTACCTGACTTAAGAATCTTTATTCTTGTACCACCTGGAAGATCAGTATTAGGGTTAGTCGATGTTCTTGCAGCCTGTGCGATCATAGCTGCTACGTTCTGATCGAAGGTATATGCTAAAGCATTTCCCATCTGAACTGAATATTGAGACCTAACATCATAGTGGTTCATAGCCTCGTCTACGTCTGCTATGAAAACATTAGATACAAGTTTGTCGTCAATATTTATGACGGCCTCTGCGTGCTTAATAGCGTTCCCTGTCAGTTGTGTCCCAGGGCTGTGATAGCTGGTACTGGAGAGTCCTACGATGGGAAATTGTGCCGATTTGCCAGAGCTTATAGTTCTGACTGTATGCAAATCTTCAAAGATAGTTGCTTTACGGAAGGCAGAAAGTACCTCTCCTGCAAAGGTTTTAAGAAATAAATCTTTTACACCTGTTCCTGTATTGTTAACAAGACCCAGGCGTGAAGGCGTAAAGTTAGCCATTGGTTAGTTACCTAGAATTAATGATTGTCCAGACCATTACTTCTGCATAAGGTGTCCTTCGCAAAGGGCTTTGCTTCTGTTAGAAGGTCTAGGTTGATCTAACTATAGCGTCTAAAGTATGTTAGATCGACCTAATTTATCTGCAACTTTCTTTCTATATGCTGAATCTCTTGAATATCGAGGATCATTCATAGCTTCTACTAGCTGTGCATTTGATTCAAAGACATCATTACTTGATCCTCTCGATGACCTACCACCTATCAGTCTTGGCTCTTGATCTGTTGCTGCTAAGTAACGTGCCTGGAGTCCGTCAACTGCAAGTCTTACAAAACTTATATCAGGAGATTTTACTGCTTTGTCAAATGCAGCAGCTTCCTCTTTAGTCATGTTATCCGCAGCCCAATACACCATCTTCTCATAATTTTCTTTACCACCATACTCATTCATAAGATCGTTAGCTTGCTGTACTGATAGTTGGTTGTCACTTGTCTGCCTGTACTGCACGCCATCAAGATAGGACTCGACCATCTCTCTGTTAAATCCTGCTTTGTTGAGAGCATCGTAGTCAGCATCCTCTAGCTTGCCAGTTTTTTGCCAGCGTTCATTCATACTGTTGTAGTCGATGTTTGATTCTTCAAACTTACTACCTATGTAGTCGCCATATATTTCCCTGGCTGACTGTGGCTCAGACTCTACTACCTCTTCTCTTTGTTCTGGAGGTTGGCTTTGCTTTCTTTGTAGTTCCAGGTACGCTTTCTCTAGCTCTTCCTGACTCTTGTATTTACCAGCAAGTAGTTTCTCCTCCCCTTGGATCTCAACATTATCCTCTTGGGTAATCTGTTGTTCCTCCGTGGCGTTAGGATCTACAGCTGTGGTAGGTTCTTCTCTAATAGTTACTGGTTCTGGCATAATTAACCGATAATAATTTCGTTAGTTTTTGGATCACGTTTTGCAGCTGTGAAAGAGGCTGTGGGTTCTGTGTTATCTTCCCCCTGTATGACTATCTCTTTAACTCCTGTAACTACAGGTGCATCAGAGACAGGTTTTTTAGCTGGTTTTTTAGACAGCTTCTGTGAGTTGGTCGGCATCAATACCTCCTGTTTCGCTAGTGATTGCTGATAGTGCCTGTGCAGCCCTTTCGGGATCTGCACCCTGGAAGTTCTTAACGGCTTGCGCCATTGCAGGAGATTTAATCCCTGTCTCCAGTAGTTGCTGTTGCTGTGCTTGTTGCTCGGCTTCAGCCTGGGCTGCTGCTTCCTGTTGCAACTGAGCCTTAGTCTTAACTAAGTTAGTTGTATCAATAGAACCACTAGCTGCAAGTCTGCGTAATGCTTCCTCGACATTTAAAAACTGAGTCATAGCTTGTGGACCAAGTGCCTGGTTAGCAGTTTGTATAAAGTCTATAAGTTTATTTCGATCATCGCCACGACCAATAGCCTCTATACCAGTAACCGCCTTCTCTTTTATTAATGGTTCTCCTGTTACTTCGCTTCTTGGAAAGTCAGGTAACTTACGCTTTCTGCGTAGTATATGTATTAGTCGTCTTACAAGTGGTAGCTGTAGTTCTCGGCTAAGTATGGAATATAAACCAGAGATACCAGCATCTAATTCCTGTGCCATATATCTTATCTCTTCTGCTGTTACTCTTTCTCCTGGTCTTTGTATCGCTGTGTTAAGCATGAACGCAAAAGCTAACCTATTCTCTATGCGTTCTATTGTTTGATTAGCTATTTGTAGATCTTGTGATTTACCAGCTGCCTGTAAGACTGTGACATCGGCAGCGTTGCCTTGTACGATGCTTCCATTCGATGCCTGGCTAAGTGTGCGTGGCCTTGTTGTGCCATTTGGATTACATAAAAATAAAACTTTACTTAGGCTTGCGCTTGCTTCAAGTATAGCTTTGTATAAATTTTCTAATGCAAGCAAGTCGCCATAGTACTGCTCAACGTATGACCTTCCGTACATTTCTGAGTCCACTCTATCTTGGCGTAATGCGATCCAAGGAGCTACATCTGCTGCGCATTTACCATGTGTACCTGGTACTTCTTTGCCTTTAATTTCTTGAAACCAATGACACTCGTTATCCATAAATTTAATACAGGTATATATCTTGACCATTCTTTTTTCCATATCATCGTCATCTTCTTCATCCTCCTCCAGGTACTCTTCTGGTAGTGCATCTTTAAATATCTCCTCCTCTACAACTATCTCTGTCACGTTGCCCATAGGGTCACGGCATAGTACATAGGAATCTAAATGTATAACTTTTATTCCTTCATCACTTATATACAGCAGTACGTTACCACCTACAATCAAATGCTTTAATGCTTCGTGCATTGCAGCACGCCCACCTAAAGTTTCAAACTGTCTCATTACTGCTTGCTCTACTTTTACTAAAGCAGAATCAAACTCAGTTATCATTTGTGGGTCTTGGTTACTTGCAAGTATCGCTAGGCTATCTATTTCTAATTTAAAAAAGTTTTCGTTTGTAGGAAAAAGGGTTACGGCCAGCTTCGATGTCATGTGACCTACACCTCTTGCGCCTAATGACTGATATGGAGTTGGCAACCTACCAGCATCTCCATAGTTTTCATCTTCTATTAATCCAGGGATAGTGACCTTACTACAATCTCTAGCACGCATAAGTGGAGAGTTTCTATCTACACGCAACTGCTCATAGCGTTGCGCAGCCGTGCCACCTGATGCGCCATACAACGCAGACTGCGTATCGACATTGTTAGTTAGTCTTATTTTCATTTATGTGTTAGGTATAGAAAGACTGCCAGCACCACCAGCACCAGGAATTAAATCAGTTCTATATCTTCTTCTGTTACTACCTCTCTTGTTAAGTGGCGTACCACCCATGACTTGACCTACAGATAATAATGCTGCGTTTGCACCTGTTGCTGCGTTTGCACCTTGCGCAGAAGGATCAGCTAATGGAGCAGGAGCTACCTCTGCTGCACTAGCAGCGACTTCAGCTATAGGTTCTGGCGCTACAGGAGCTTGTGCCTGGGCAGCTGCTTGTTGTGCCTCGAACCTTTCTCTTTGTGCTTCGAGATTTCTCTCGAACTGTTCTTGTTGAATACGCATTTGTTCTCTCTGCATTTCCATCTGCTCTTGATGCCTTCTTTCAGCCTCCTGGTTATTGTTTCTATTTCTTCTGCACATAGCTTTAATCTTGTAAGTTGTTTTGTTCAATATAAACGGATTCAAGAATATTTACCAGCTTTACTATGCCAGAATATACCCAAATCTCACGATCAGTCATATCAATGCTAGGGCATCGCTCTGGAAACTTCTCTTTTAATTTAATAATTAGTGCTTCGTCAATAGCTGGATAGCCTTCGTCTATTGTAGGGTCAATGGCTGCCATAGTTGTACCTCTCCTGTAGTGTAATTGTACTCTCCATCTCGTAAGATGCGTGTTAGCTGTGCCGTCATAACAGCATCAGCATAGGTTTTGTTTTTCTTTTCATAGTGCTTAACTACTTTATCCCACATCTCTTCTACTGTAGTCGCATCCTCTAACATTTTCTCTGCTGTTTTTGGTCCAACTCCTACAAGTCCTTCGATGTTATCTGTATGATCTCCTGACAATATCTGTTGCATCCAGAATCTATCTGCTTTCTTTCTTGTAATTAACTCCAGGTCATCCTTTGCCAGTAGCGTGCAAGGTACACCTCTCATATCTTTGTCAGGAGAAACAATAACAGGATTCTCATGCTGACCATTAGTAGCAAGCAATGCCATAACGTCATCGCCCTCTAGTCCTTCAAACGCAACAGAGCGATATGTCTCTTTTGTTATCTGCCTTACATCCTTTAGTGCTAGTGGATGCCGTTGACCTATGCGGTTAGCTTTATAGTCCTGGTATATTCCATGTCGAAACGTAGGGTACTGAGTAAAACACATGATGACTCCACTATCATCGTCAGCTAATTTCTTGTACCCTTCTACTCTTATGTCAACAAGATCCATTACGTCTTTCTCTGTGCTGTGCAACAAGTGTGTACCATCGTCAGCACGGAAGTCTACTTCGCAAGCGCAGCAGGAAGAATAGATTAGCCAATCAGCATCTATCAATAGTGTCATAATTTTTCCCCAAAAAAATCTGATGCAGCCACCATAAGGCGACCTGTTGTTTCTGTATATGTAAGTTTATCTGCCATGCCCAGGCAACCTGTGTGTCTATTCTTTAACACTTTTAGCTGTAGCTCGTTGTTCTTTTCTTCGTCAGTTTGTGACCTAATACCACATACAACCAAGTCGCTTAACTGAGCTATGCTTTGGCTGCCTCTCAAACTAGCTAAATTAATGTCGCCTCCATCTTCAGCTGGTTTACCATCAGTCCTACGCAAGTGACTGACCATAACTAAACCTACGCCTGTCTTTTCTACTACCTGTCTTAGCTTGGTTACGCATACATCTATTTGTTTTCTTTCATCTCCTACTGTCAGTCCTGATACAACAATACTTATGTGATCTAAGAAGATAACGTCACAGTTTTCTCCTGTTGCCATGTACGTTATCTGTTCTAATAACCTGTCTGGATCTAATGAACCGAAGTGTTCCAGGAGTAAGAACCTATTGCCAGCAAATATATAATCAAATGCCTGGCGTAATTCTTTTTCATCTATCTTGTCTTGCTCTAAATGTAGTGGTTTATTTAGTGCAATAGATAATATGCCTTGCATACTTCTCTTACTGCTCTCTTCGAGACCAATCCACCCCACCTTTAATCCATTGTTAAGAAAATGATAAGCCATTTCCCTACAAAGTAGGCTCTTCCCCGAACCTGTTCCTGCGCAAATAGTTACGAGTGCTTGCTTGCGAAACCCCTGGCACATTTTGTTAAGGATAGGAAATGGATAACTACATACACCTGTCTCGTCTTTCTTTATCAGCTGTTCCCATAAATCATAGGCGTTATGTATTCCATCTGGTCTAGCAGGGATCGCCTTGAATAATAGATCCTTAAGTTCTTCCCCTTCTCCTGCGAGGAGCATTTCGTTAGCGTCTTTTCTTGGCAGTCTACATATTGCTGCTTTGCCAGGAGGTAGGATTTCAACTGCTTTCTCGGCAGCATCCATGCCAGGCTTGTCTGAGTCAAAACAAATTACAATACGATTGAATTGAGATAACCATTCTAAGTTTGCAGCTATGTACTTGTTAGCTGATTGACAACCGTTTGGCAAACTTACTACAGGGAAGCGGTTGCCCTGGATCTGTGAGATAGTAAGGCAATCAACTTCGCCCTCTGTAATTACAGCAAAGACTTTGGTTTCTGTTCCGTGGTTTTGTCTCCAAATTTTTTGACCCCAAAGTTGCATATTGCTAGTGTCTCCGACCCATCCAAATCTCTTGTCTTTGTATCGAAGGTGCTGCGCAACTGGCTTGCCTATCTTGTCGTGGTATGTAGCCACCTGGACTACCTGGTTGTTGTATTCTGCATACCCATAGTCATATAGTTCGCAAGTCTCTTTAGTGATTCCACGTTTAGGTAAAGCCTTTGGTGTAACGAATGGTAGTAGCGGTGTGACCTTCATCTTAAATGGTTTCTCAAACTTAATAGGTTTATCTTTAGGTGGTTGGAACTGCCAACCGCAGCCAAAACAATACTTATGTCCATCGTCATAGACAGCTACGTTATCTTTCGACTGACACTCAGGACACGGCTCTTTGCTTATGTACTTACTCCTCTGCATTACAAGCCAACTGTAATGGTGTGACCGCTAGTGTTATGAACATACAAAGTGCTTGCTGCTGTTGAATGTGGCTGATAAATTTGCTCTTCTCTTACAGTCTCCTGTTGCATATTTTCGTGTATGCCTTTGTTGTATCCAGCAGCATAGCCATCGTCATATGCACTAGCTCTTCCCTCCTGGAATCCTCTTTGATAATGTTCTTGCAATGCCTTGTTAATCTGCTCTCCTGTAGGTTGTGGCTGTTCTGAGATTGTTATATGCAAAGCATCTTTGTTTAGCGCAGAGATAAACTTTAGCGCAGCAACACTTGCTTCATTTTCATTAGGATTTCTACTTGCTAATGCAAATAATTTCTGTAGTTTTTCAAGTTTTTTCTGATCCATGATACCAATGTGGTGGGATAATCTTATCAGCGTAGAGGAAGCCATGCCTCTCGCACCATTTAGCGTAGGTTAGGCTTCCTTTAGCTTTTGTTAGTTTCGTTTTGCTGTTTTGAAAAACAAAACGAATGTCTAATGTGGGATGTTGCGCCTTGATCGCAAGATGTTTTCTGCGCTCCTCCTTTCGGAATAGGCCTTTAATTTCACAAATGATTCCATTATCAAAGATGATGTCAGGGCAGTAACTGCTAGAGATGATGTAATCAATGTTGATGGTTTCATAGGAAAATTTAATTTTGTTGTCGACCAGGTTCTTTGCAACCGATGCTTCAAACTTGCTTCGATAGTTAGAACTCCTCTTCGTTGTCGAAGCTGCTCGTTGTTGACGTTTGCGCTGTGTCATCGAAACCATAATCCTGTGCAGATTTTACATACTCAACGTGCTTGTGTATCTTGACTGCTTGTGGTTGGATCTTAACACCTACCCCAAAGTTGCCGTCATAACCCATGACACGCAAGTTAACTTGACCAAGAGTACCAATACCGCACTTGTTTACCTTTTGCTTTTCTTCTTCTGTCATAATTTTATTTTCAGAATTAAATAAAACAGGTGGGGTCATGTGCCATTGCTCTCCTGTAAGCCTATTGATACCACCAGTAGGCATCTTAGTTTTTACTACAAAATAATTCCTACTACCATCGCCATCATCTACAGTTGCGTAGCTCCAGGGTTTAGGTGCTAACTTAAATTTCTTGTCAGGATTAGCTGTCTTTAATTGCTTCTTCCAATTTTCTAGGTAGCCATCTAATTGTTTCTCTAACTCAAGTGCATCGTTAGGATCTATTAGGCAAGTAACTTTCCATAATGGATCGTACTTAGTATCTGGTTCTACCAACCAGGTGTATTGAAACCTACATACAGGTGTCTTTGTGATAAGCGTTTCGGATTTCATGTGATGAAATAATTTGAGTAACGTGTGATGTTAGGGTCTAATGTTCCGTGCTGTGGCTCACTAGGCATACCCTTCGTGCCTGGTATTTGTGATGTTAGCTTTACCTTTATATCTGTTAACCAATCATGTGCATACATATCTGCAAAAGTTATTCGTACTGAGTCTCTTAACTTTGACATCTCTGCTGGAGTGGTGGTAAAGCAGTCGTGTATGCCTCCTATATTTTGTATGTATTTCATTGCATCCACAGTTGTAGCTGCCATGTGGCTGCTATCGAAGCTATGCAATACGTTTGCAGATAAAGCATAGCTCATTCTCTTAGTATCTAAACCAGGTTTATCTACTTGTGTTCGTATATCTAAATAAATATCAGATAAATATTTCATTCTTATCCTGGATAATCTTGTATCGCTGTACTCCTGGTGTACTGGTAAGCCAGAAGGCGTAACCCATTCAAGTGCCACGTTATTTTTACCAGCAATACGGCCAACAAACTTAAACCACTTCATTGCTTCTACCGCTGGCTCGATTAGTGACGTTGCTTCCTTGTGTAACAGCCGTGCCATGTAGTGCATCGTTGACATTGACCCTTTTTTTGTAGTCCAACTGCCATGACCAAACAAATCCCTGGCTCTTTTTGTAGCCCAATCGTATGCAAAGTAGTAGAAGGCTGTGTTTGTAGCTGAGTATGGCGTAGTCATCACGCAAGGTTTAGCCAGTGACCTATCAGGTTGCAACATCAACCACTTTTTAGCCCTATGATCCTCTGTTGCACGCAGTTTTTGGTTAACTTTAGTGATAACTTCCGTGTATATATCCCTTGGTGTCTCATTATTCTCAAGATTAACCAGTATTCCCATCTCTTTTGACCGCAAAAGTGACGCATAATGCTGTATTCCAGAGCAAGTGCAGTCCAACATCACAGGTAAATTGCATTTGTAATCTGGTTCTGTCCTGTATAGATAGAAGGAACGACAAAATGCTAAGAATGACCAAGGTTTATCTGCTCGCATCCAAAATTCTGCGTTAGTCCAGGGGTCGATGCCACTATCTAAGATTAGTCTTAGCTTTTCTTCTGTCCAATCTATCCTGGTCTGCCAATCAGACTTGCCTAGGCCATATAAGTTAGCACCATGTATGCGTAACCAATTCTCTGCCTCCTTGCTATCTATCTTTGTACCATTAGCAAATAGTAGTAGCGACCTGGCTACATCATTACCTTGCGGGTTTAGATAAGGTGGTCGATAGTAATATCTGCCTCTAAAATCCAGGCTCATAGGAAAATATATCTCTTGTTCTTCTATAAATCTGCGTGCTACCCATAGTGTTTTAGCCTGAGCGATCCTTGCACCTCTAGTCTTGTCGTTCTTCTCATGTATTGCCCTGGTTTTATACCTCCATCTCTGTATTCCTGGATCATTCTCCTCTAAATGTTTAGGGTATGGGTCGATAGGCCAGCCATCTCTAGGTAGTAAGCAACCCACCTCCATATTTCTATCGTATGCGTACTCTATCTGTTCATACATCCAGGCATTTACCTTCCAAGGCACAGACTGATGTATGTTTGCAGCCTGGATAAACTGCTCTTTGCCTGTAGTTTTCTCTGCAACTAGCTCAGAGTTACTCTTCATAAGAGTTAACGGCAAGTCTTTATTTCTATAGCCACCATCGAGCGTGCTAGTCCAGGGTCGAGGCGGTATATACATAGGCAAATAGTTAGGAGTCATTAATTCTTGCTGCTCCTTTACATTGCTCACCCATGCCAGGCATTGTTCAGTAGGCAGGACTATTCTTCTTGCTGGCCTGACTGTATTGTCTAGCTTTATCTCTATTAATCCAGTGTATTTTTCTATCAGTTCTATGAGCAGGACTCCTGATGCCATGCGCTCCTTCGGTTGCCAGTTATCAGTCGCCTCCATCCTCCTGATGTAAGCCATCTTATGTGCTTTTCTACTTCTACCACGCCTAAAGTTTTTTAATTCTAGGAGACTTGCCCTATCCAGCATAGTCTCTATCCATAATTTATCTGCAATATCAGTGGCAACAGAGTGCAGCGTAGGGTTAGCACTGAGACTATCTATCACGGTTCTTACTCCGCACGCAGCTACTTGCTGTGCTGGTAGATATGTAAGTGGCGTAAGACTAGCAAAGTTTTTACCAGCTGCTCCCTTCTCTATCTTTTTACGAATGGCTCGCAAGTGCAGGACTATTTCGTTACATCCATGCGCAGATAGAGCCTCCCCCCATTTAGAGAGAGACTCCATCTTGTTTTTCTTTTGTCGGTTGCCCAGGACTCTAACCCTATCGCAGCCTAGGGTTAGCATTTCTCTTTCAAGATTGTCCTGGTCTACTTCTGTTCGGGTATTTTCGCTGCCCAAAAGTCATACTCCTTATCAAAGTTATCGACCATCCAGGACTGCGTAATGTAGTTAACGACTTCGCTGTCTGACTTGCCTGTTACCTTGGCAAGTGCTTTGACTCTTCGATGCGCCTCTACGTTGAGAGTTGTTTGTATCTTTGTACTCTCAGGCTTAGTTACTTCCATGTTTTACTCCTAATAAAAAGACTTCTTTTAGTGTTGGATACATTGCAGTTCTAACAACTACATCTACATATTTTTCTTTTAGCCAAGCATTAAACGCCTCGTCTTGTAATTCTTCTGGCGTTTTTACTGGTGCAGGACTGTCTGGTAACATCATCCAGTGTGTTGCATCTGGAGGTATGTAGGAATAAGTTGAACTTATCCAGGTTCCAGGCTCAGAATAAAAATAAAGCACGTTGCCTTGATTGTTGGCGTGTGCTTTATTTGGTTTCTTTTTAGATAATAAATAAATTTGGTGGTCAGAATTTACCATTTTAATCTAGCTCCTGATTTCTTATTGTTAAACTCTTCGACCTTTTTAATATCTACTAGCGGTGTTTCATTGTGAAACTTAACCAGAGCAGCGGTAAGATTACCACCGTATATAATTTTGCTAGTCATCACAGGACTGCTTGGGTTTTCGGGGTCTACCTGGTTAAAGATAACCTCGTAAGGCTTTAGTTTTTCTTTGCTCATTGGTTCTGTTCCTTAATTAATTGTTGATAAAGTTTAAATAATCTCATGGCTAACAACTTTACATCTTCTGCGCAAAGTTGCTCGGCCATGAGCAGGACTGCAAGTTGTATTCTGTACTCCCTGCGCATATCCTCGGCAAGGGCTAGAGCAGTGTGAAACTGCTCCGCCTCGGTGTTTAGATACTTCACTCTTCCTCCTCCTCAGTTAAGAAAAAGGTATATGTTCCCTTATTCTTTGTAACCTGGTTCATCTGCCAGGTGTATTCCTTCGGGCAGGACTTCAACCACTCTCGAAAAGAGTCGTTCATAATGTGGCCGTTGTAATACTCACGGCCTTTTAATTCCTGGTGCATTGTTAAACCTCCTTAGAATGGCTGTGTCCAGTTGTCATACTGCCAGCTTGTAATCTGCCTATCTTTGCAAAGTCCATCTGTCCAGTTGTTCCAGGCTTCACGCTTGGCAACATAATCAAAACGTTTTTCTTTTAGAAAATCTTTGTACAAATCCTTAAAAATAATTAAGGCTTGCTTTTTTGTTAGTGCCATTATTTTTCCTCCTGGTCTTTTTTGTTTGCTTCCTGCTTTGCCTCGAACTGTTTAAAAGCCTGGGCAATCATCGCAGGATCATTAGTTGTTAAGTCAACGTCAACTGATGTGCCGTTGCCGTCTGTAATTGTGAAATAAGCCACGGATAAAACTCCTTTTGTGGTGGGTTGTAAATGGTAGAAAATCTACCAGGGAGGCGACCAAGTGCGGAGGCCTCCAAGTTAGATTTAGCTATTCGTTAAAGTCGGGTGCAATAATCCCGAACTCTCCCCAATCTTGATGAATAGTCAAGTTTTTTTCTTTAACTATTTCATCAGGGATTTTTAGGGCGTAGCCTCTAGGGTCATAATTTAGAAAGATTTTAAATTTATTATCTGGGTCTTTTAATAGAAATACCATTAAACGCCCAAATAATTGCCCTTCTCTAAATGCTGCCTCTTTATAGTTGCCTTTATATTGCAACATCTGTATTGCTTGGGCTTGCTTTTCGAACTTATGTAATTTTTTACATAGTTTTATAGGGTCAGTATCAGCAGGAAGAGAGAATATCTTTTTAATATCCTCCCCATGTTTTTTGATCCTGGCGTACATCTCAATTTTTTTGTTTGCTGTGGTGGTCATGTCAATAATTTAGAATGGTTTACTTTTCTTGTTGGTTCTGTTCCTGGTGGATAGTCTCCCCAAGTTCCAAGAACCATACAAAGAAGAATAATAAAGAGATTAAATCCCATAAATTTAAAATCAAATCTCATAATTAATAACCCATAAACCTCGAATACCTTGTAAGCATTTCATCGGTCATCGGTTCTAGACCTCTTCCGCCTGGAATAAGATAACGACCCTTAGAGTCTTTTCTAAGTGTTCCCATCCTTGGCTTCCAATATTCATTTAGAAAGCGTTGCGTTCTTGCATCGATCATGATTAATTGTCCTGGTGGATTGAAAGATTCTGTAAAGAATCTAATAAGAATTATAAACGCAGTTTTGACTAATTGCAACTATTGGGCGGCTAGACTTACAAAAGTTATTAAATCAAAATATAAAAAGTCCAGGATACCAGGCAAAAATACAAAATAATCCTGTAGTACTGTCAATAAGACAGCAC